CTTGATTAAAATCTAATTTTAAACTTCTCTTTCTTTTATAAAAATATCCTTTAGCTCTTAATTTTAAAGTCAACAATCCTCCTTTCCAATTGTAAAGATTTTCTCCTTTGCATTTAATGCTATTTTTGCGTGCTTCGCTTATGTTATTTTTCCAAACTTCACTAAATGTTATTCCTTTTCGTGAATCGTTTTTACATTTTAATGAACAATATTTGTCATTTGCCCAATTAGCAAATGAAATTTTACAACAATTGCAAATTTTATATTTTTTTAAATTTTCTGAATAACATTTTTTACTGCAATATTTAGGCGTTCGATTTTTACACGACTTTATTGATTTAAAATCGTTTTTACAATGCAAACAATTAAATACTTTGCCTTTTTCAATTTTGATTGTTAATTGTTCGGACATTGGTTTGTTATTTTATTGTTTCGGCTTCATTATTGCCTTGGTTTTTTAACAAATAATCTTTAATCTTTTTCGTAGTTCTAAAAGAAGCCCGTTGCACGGTTTCGCAACCGAATACAATTCGATCCTTTTGCGTTGCTAGGCATTCGTGCAAATCATTAACATAAACCCCGCCACCAAGGTAAAACTTATTGTTTGGTTTTTGTAGCTGGGCGTCAATCCATTCCACGGCCATAACTTGGTTAGGGCTTAATTCTGTTTTCATTTCTTTTCGTGGTATATTTTCCAAACCATAAAAATAATAAACGCGGTTTCAAAGCCGGCCACAATATAGCCGAACGTAATTAGCCTGTCTTCCATTACCCTACAAATTTATCAAGTTCGCGATTTAAATACCAGCGGGCTTTTTCCAAGTCTTGTTTTTTGTTGCCTTTGTTTTCGCACCGCAAAATGTATTTGATTGCGTTTCCTAGGTTAAAGCCCAGTTCAAATGATTCTATTACGTCAATAGATTCGATTCCGCCTTTGCTTATGTAATGCGGAGGCGAATTAACTAAATCGGGTTTGTTTTCAATTGCCATTTTAATTTCGTCTAAGTTCAATTTCGTTTTTTACTTTTCTCCAATATGTAACATCAAGCCCATCAATTAGCCGGCTTTTTATAACAAGTACAACGTTTGCGGAGGCTTCGTTTATTACGGCGTTCATAAAAACTTTTCCGTATGCTTTCAGGTGCGAATTACTAATATAATCTATTATTTCATCGCATTTTTCTTTTGGTGTTAATTCTGCCATAGGTTAATAATTAAGGGTTAAAAATTTGCCGTCTTTCCGAGCTGTCATATTTTTATTTTAGTTCGTAAACAAGGGTAATAACACCCATTGTAGTCAGGACAGGATTCGAACCTGTACGGTGAAGGGTCGTTCTATCCTTTCGTTTATACCCTCTAACCTATGGATATATTAGCGTCTACCAATTCCGCCACCTGACTAAATCAAATCTGCCTTAAAATCTTTCAGTATTTTAACCACATCGTCAACCGAACGGACAATATGGTAAAAATATCCAGCTTCAACGCATTTCGGAAACCATTCTTTTTGATTTTCCGATAATCGGCCTTTTTCGGTTTTGACTTCTAAATACAAGCCGTGCCACGTTTTATTATAAATCATTAAACACAAATCAGCAACGCCAGCCTTTTGGCCTTCCGCTTTTAGCTTTTTTGCAACGCCTAGCAAGCGTTGGCCGCCATTCGGCACCGCATAAAATGGCACTTTCTGCCAGTTCAGGTAATTACAAATCGCTACTTGAATACGGTGTTCTTCGTCGTTTCTCATATAAAAACCTCTAAATCAATGCCAAGGTAAGCACAAATTTTTAAAGCGGTTGCAAGGCGGGGCGCATTTTTTCCGGAAATGTACGCCGAAATTGCTGATTGCGTTGTATTAATTTCGTAAGCAAGGTCAATTTGACTTATCTTTTTTTCGGCCATAGCAATAGCCATTTTGCGGCCAAATCGTTGGTTAAATGTTTCCTGTGCCATAAGTTTTATCGTAATGTTGTTCTGCTTCATTAATTAAAATATCGGTTCCTGTAATACTGCAATCAATTCTGTGCAAATCCATTGCAAAATATATCATTTGATCTCTTTCAGCTTCAAGGTAAAGTATTCCTAAAATTTTAAGGTAGTTTTTAATGTTTTTTTCAGGCATCCTTTCGATTTTTTCTAATAAATGCATCATGGTGGTTTTATTTGTCATAAGTTTCGTTATAATATTGTTTAAAATTTATACTAGGCTCGTGAAGTTCGCGTCTATCATTTGCAATGCTTTTATACCAAGTTGTACAATGTTGGTCTTTTTCCATTTCTTTGGCTTGATTTAATACATTTTGAAAATTAAATATTTTATCACTTTGTATTCTTTCTGCAAACCATTCTACTGCTGTCATTTTGTAGGCTACACTTTCTTTGTTTGGGTCTTTAATAACCAAATGACACTTTGTTTTTTTATCAAAATGAACAAATTCTTTAGGTATAATTTTTACTTCAGATTTTAAAATTTTGCACGGTTCGTCTAAAAACCAAATGTGATCGGGGTCATTTTCCATAATAACACCAGCTTCGCAATATTTAGGCTTAATGCCTTCGGGTTGAAAATATATTATTTCTCTAGATTTCATAAACATCAATATCTAAATAAGTACACACCTGTAATCCTAATTCAAAGCAAATCGTATGTTTGCCCGAAACCCATTGCCTAACACAAGTAAGCGAAACATCGACCGCCTCGGCTAAATCTTGGTTTGTTATTTTTCGCTCTTTCATTTTTTCAATGATTTTTAGGCGCAGGTTGTTTTTAAATCTTTCTGTTGTCATTATTTTTCAATTTTAGGTAAACCTGATAAAATAAAAATATTGTTGGGAATATATGGGTCTTGTTCGATTTTTATTCCCATAAATTTAAAATCTAAATTAGTTTCAAAATTTATATTAGAAACCTTTCTTGCTTCTTCAATTAAATTTTTAAAAGTAATGGGGTGCATTTTATAACTAAGACTTGATTCTTTTTCACCCCCATAAACACAAGCGCTATAATAAGCCTTTTGCATTTTTTCAAACATTTGATCTAATTCCATTATTTTTTAATTTTTAATTGAACCAATCTTTTATTATTGTGTGCTTTTAAACTCCATATTCTCATACAACCTAACCTCATAAATAGCATTTTTATTTTTTCGGATGGCTTTTCTTTGGTTTTATCGTGCTTTACTTGTCGGTAATGATTTGCCTTTACAATTACAACATCGTTATTATTAGAAAAAGGATGCCATTCGGTTGTTATAGAAATAATTCCACAATTTAACGGAATTAAATCTTCGTATTTTTTACACAAATCATAGGGCATAGCATAAATTAATCTACTTATAATTTTTGAACTGTGTCCGTGTGATTTTTTAAAATCAGCTTTTAAATCAGATGCGCTAATTTTAATTTCTATTTCAGTAAACCTTCCTTGCGCATCTAAAGCAAGAAGATCGCATTCATGATTAAGAAATAATCCATAACTAACATTTGGTACAATAACATAAATTCTTGGATTCAAAAGATTTACTACCGCTAACTCTATGTGACCTGAATGTAATTTTGTTGTTTCAAGTTTCATTATCGTTTTGTTTTAATTTGAACCAATCCCCTGTTTTCATCAAAATAAACCATTTCAAAATCTTCAATTGGCTCAAACGTGTCCATCATAAACGCGTCGCCGTTGTCTATTTCATTTTGTAACGTTTTGATTTTGCCGCTTTGCTTTGGCTTCTTGGCCATAATAAAAGAAAGACATACAAATGCGCATCCCATCAAAAAAAACGCGCTTAAAATTAATTTAGTTCTCATACAATTTCGCCGTTTTCGTTTAAACTCATTCCCATTTCTACCAAATCAGAAATAAACCGTTTGTATGCCTCCGCCTTGCAACTTGCAACAAACATTTTTTCCCGCGGGTTTTGTTTCCAATTTGGATTGATTCTAAACCGTATTTCTTCGCGCACCGCTTCAGGGCAATCCCAAATTTTGAAGTCAACTAAATAATCGTACAAATAAGAAAGGCCACCGGCAATCCAATTCATTTCGATTTTGGCTTCTTTGCAACGGATCATTTCAGCTATGTACATATTTGCTGATTTTATAACCATTGCCTTAATTTCTTCGGCGCTGGGCGCTGGCTTTGGTAATTCTACGGCCTTTACAACGTTTTTAGTTTCAAGCCTTGCAAATTCAATGTAAGCCTTCATAATTCGGCCGAAATATTCGCACGAAAATGATTCGTAACATTTCGCATCAACTTCCAGCTTCCCCGCAACCGCGTAATCAAACGCAATTTTTATTTCTTCGGGCGTTTGGTTTCCAAAATTGTTTCGAACAAAGTTTAACAAAACAAATTTTTCTTCGTCAGTCGGAAAATTGTTGCCACGTAAGCCGACTAAAACCATTGCGTAACGCAATACCTGTTTAATGTCGTTTTCGTCCCGTGTACGTAAACTTTCGGCGCTTTGTGCGGCAATTATGGCGTGAGCGTTTCCCTTAGAAATTTCGCGCGGCTTCCATTCTTGCGGCGCTAGTTCCGAGTTTTTGTTCGTTGTTGAAATTTCCATTATTTTGGGGTTTAGGGTAAAAAACTATTTCGTCATTAAAGCATTTTCCGTTTAGGTAAGTTAAAGGATTTTTCCTGAATTTGATTTCAGGGTTTGCCAAAACATATTGGTCAACGGTTGCCACAATTTTTTTAATTTCTTCTTCGGTTAATTTAGTCCAAGCGTTTTCGCATTTAGCGCGATCTATTTTTTTATTAAACGCCTCCCAAAAAAATTCAAAGTATTTACTTTCTTTTATTTTAATTGATTTTACTTTATTTACTTTAGGGGCGTTACAATCCGGTTCGTAACCGGTTACACCTTCGTTACTTTTTTTACTTTTACGCCATTCTGCAACCTTATCCGCGTTTTTCTCTTTGTTGACTTGATACTTTTTACTAAAATTTAAAAGTTGTTCGTTGAAAGTTTCGCCATTTATTGAAGAAATAAGTTCAATTTTTTCCATAAAATCCCAACATTTTTCTAATTTTTTGCCAACATTTAGTTGATGTTTAAGGATTTTTGTCTTAATTGGTTTCTCTTGAAGGGCTAATTTTTCAAGAATTGTATAAAATAAACCAAGCCCTTCGTACCCAAACTCTAGGTATAATTCAGTGATTTTTTCATCGTTAAATGAAGTCGAATCGTGTAGGTAGTATTTCATAATTAAACTATGTCTTTAATTAAATTACATTTAGAACAAATGAAATATTCTTTTCCAATGGGGCTTTTGCCTAAATAGTAACCGTTTGAAAATAATCTTCTTTTATTGCACCAATTACAAAGAATTGTTCTAGGCGCTTTTGTGTTTTTATTTTCCATTTTTAAACAAAAAAAGCCAGTTTGCGTAGGAGTGCAAAGCTGGCTTTTTGGTTTTTTAACCCTAAAATAACCGACGAACTCCTACCCCCGTCGCTTATTGTTCACAAATATACTAATTCCTTTTTATTCGGTGCTCAAAAATGCCCTTAAATTGTGGGTAATCCTGTTCGAATTTTTTAGAATAGGCAGCGGTATAGTTATTGTTTATTTTAAAAATACCTACCGTTTCAATCATAGTGTCCCACCGGCACCGTTCCATAATTGCTTTAGCGCCTAATTTCTTGCGCCCTGCCTTAATTAGCATTTCGGTGTACATACAAAACTTGGAGTAAACCTGTGGGTTTATTGCGTGATATTCTTCAAACGTTAAAGCTATCCGCAATTTGTTTTTTAGATCACTTGTTAGATTTTCCATCTTTTAATCTTCTAATGGGTCAAAATCGCTTGCTATAAAAAAGTCGCCTGTTGCCCCGCTGGGCGGGCTTGTTGGTTCAAGACTTAAAACAAAAACTTTTCCGTGAGTGTGTGAAGGGTGTATATAATTTACAAAAAGGTAATTTTGGCCTTTTTCTTGCGCCATTTTCCAGTGTTGCGAATTATGTAAGTCTTGTGCATAGTTTTTAGAATGCGGAATAACTTTCATTCCTATTTTTACTTCGTTATTTTCCATTTTCTGCCATTAATTCGTTAAAACGTTTTCTTATTACAGGGTAGTCAATATTTCCCATCACGGCTTGATAAACGGTGCCGGCGGTAAACTTTCGCGCACGAGAGGGCAAAATGCCCTTCTCGTTTAATTCATCTGCGATTTGCGCGTATGCTTTCATTTTTTTCATCGCTTAACTATTAAAATGGTGAATCCCCGTCGCCTTCCGGTTCCAAATGAATTGTTTGTGGTTGCGCTTTTGGCGCTGGGGCTTTTGCCGGTGCCTGTGCAGGCGCTCCGCCTTTCGCTTCCCAAGTATCTAACTCAATGTAATATTTTCCGCTTTGCGCTTGGTTTACCTTTAAATTTACCCAACCATTTTTAGCGTATTGCTCAATAAATTGAATCGCCTCATCGGCTTTTATTGAAATTGCCCCCACTACAAATTGAGGGGCGTTGTCATTTCTTTTGAATAAAAAACCGTTTGCGAAAATTTTGTCGTTAGCCATTGCTTTTTTTGTTTATTTGTTATTTGATTATTTTCTTAATTGTAGTCGTCGAAGATTTTGCTGGCGGGTAAAAATCGTGCAATTCGCCCGTTTCTTCGTCCAAAATTGAAACCTTAAATTTCAGCGTTTTACAGGTCGCTTCAATTTCTTTTTGCTTTTCTTTTAGCGCGTCTATTTGATCCTGCAATTTAACCCAATCGGGCGTCTCCGTGTAGTCGTATTTTACGCCCGCTTCCATTTCTGAAAAGTCCACACCGTAGGCCGAAACCTTGCTATCCTTATTTTGGCGCAAATCGTTAAAAAGATGTTCCTTAAGGTGTTTCCCTACTTCGCTGGCAAATAGTTCAAATTTAGCCAATTGCGCCGCCACCTTTAGGGTATTAAACGAATCTGCGTTAGCCGAAATAAAATTTTCGGCCATTGTTGCAATTTCTTTTTTGTTTAGGTCAAGGATTTGGCCATCAACGGCCATTAATTCATTTTTCATATTCTAGTTATTTAAAAGGGTTTGTTTACGTTCTGCAAATAGCGCCAAGACTTCGGCGTTGTTGTTAATAATTGAGGCTTTTTCCTTGTACAAAGCGTTTAGCGCTTCTACGGTTTCGCAGGCGTTAATTCCTGACTTCCAGCTTGAAATATTCATCGAATCCTGTCTAACTGGCACGTCTTGGCTATGCACCGCGTCCGCATCGTCAATATCACCCGTAGGAATTAAGAAGCTATAAAGTAAAGCGTATTTAAGCGCGTAAGTTGTGGCTTTGCCTGCGCCCTTATCTTGCGCATCAACGCCGTGGCCATAGCCGCAAATTTCTTGTGATTCGCCGCTTTCGTGCATAAGCAAGTAAGTTGTCGTCACTTCGGTAAATACCGTTTGTTTGGTTTTTGTACGCCCGTAGCTATCCGTTTCTTCCCAGCGTTCAATTTTGATCGTTGGCTTTACACCGGTAGGCAATAAACAAAGGCCATTCTTTGCCATTGCTGCGCCTAAAATCTTTTTTACTTCTTTATCGGGTACGCCCTTGTAAGAAGAATTACCGTTTCCAACCGTCATCGATTTTTCAATCCCTTTGACTTCGTTCATTACGGCAATAACTGATTTAATTAAGTTTTTCATTTCTGAAGGGGTTTAGGTTACTATAAATATTCTACTAAGTAAAGTGCCGTAATGCCGGCTAATAAAATGGCCAAAGCAAGAATCAAATCTTTTGCGTCTTGTTTGCTGAATGTTTTTAAATAATTTTTCATTTTATGGGGGTTTAGGTTTGCCGAAGAATCCGCTCCGGCTCGGGCTCTGTACGAATACTGTGAGACTTTTATCGTTATTTACTAATTTCTAGTTTAGTATTTAATCTTTTTCTGTGAAAGAAATTTCCTTCGTATGGATTAGGCGATATTCTATTTGTTCTGAAAGTAATTGCTTTATCTGAGATAATTGTAATTTCTATAACTTCTTGAATAGAGCTATTATAAAAAAATCTATCTCCTACTTTTAAATTTTTTGCTTCAGTTGTCATTTTTTTGGTGGTTTAGAATAGCTCCGTTGCTATTGTGAAACAAAGATAGTAAACCGAAATTTACTAGACAAGAAAAACATTATAAATTTATAATTATTTTATAAAATTTATTTTTACGGCACAAAAAAGGCTTAGAGCAACGCCCCAAGCCTTTAATTTTCTGTTCTAAACCACTATGATTTTACAAAGCTAAACTATTTTCCCGTCTTTTATCATCAAATTTTCAACTTTTGCCGCGCCGTCTTTAATTTCTACAAACGCGAAACCGTGATTGTGCTGGGCGTAAGGGTAGTATTTGGGCGAAAGGTAAGTAAGGCATCCAGTCGAAAAGGTGTGGATGTATTCTTTAAAGCCTGTTTTCTTTGTCGTGGCCGTTGTTCTATGGACGTGGCCTAGTAATGTATTGCAAAACGTTTTATTAAACGTCGTTTGGCTAGGGTTCATACCGCCGGCCATAATTTCGTGGCCGTGAACTACTAGCAAATCACCCATTTCGAAACCTTGCCAGTCAGGTACAAAATCAATTTTTAGTTTATCCAGCCTAAAAAATTGTTCAAATTGCATTTCGTGCAACTGGGCAAATTCTTCCGCCTGATCGTTTAGGTACCTTTGCCAGCGGTTTTCGTGGTTCCCCATTTTATAGTAAATAGGAATTTTCGGGAATATTTCGCGAATCTTAACTAAGAAGTTTCGGCACATTTCAATTTCTCGCGGTAGATCGCGAAGGTCGCGCTCCTTCTCGTGGCGCGAAATGCTATAAAAATCGAAAACGTCCCCATTCAAATAAAGGCATTCGATACTTTTTGATTTCAGGTATTTAATTGTGCATATAAGCGCTTCCATTGAATGAAAAGGAACGTGAATATCGGATAATATTCCAATGCGTTTAATTGCTTCAGGAAGCCGCGCAGAAACATAATCTTTCCCTATTGCTGGTTCGATTCCGAAATCGTCCACCTCTGAAAAATCAAAAGTTTCTGTTTTCGCTTCGGGTTTGTGGGACAAGTGATATTCTGTGCGACTTCTTAAAGTGATGCCGTATTTTTGCATCTGCTTTTGAAACCTGTACGCGCTAACATAGCCGTAATGCTCAAAATTTGCTTTGCAAAAGTTTAATAAATTCAGGTTTGAAGAATAGAAATCTTGTTCAATTTCTATTTTTTTAAATGATAATTGCGCCATCTTATGAATTTAGGACGGCACTAAATAACTCAATGCCATCCCAAAATTCACAAATGTAAATTACAAATCGCGTTTAATATCGGCCACCATACAATCAAGCGCCGCGCGAATCTTTGTTTTATCTGCCACCGAAAAATCGATCGGCTTATTATTACCATCTTTACCCCGTAGCTTGTGGCTATAATTTGAAACGCTGGGGCAATAGGTTAAAAAGAAATACTTTGCCACAATGTAACGTAAAACCGTGTGACTGCGGTTTATTATTTTGCGACTTTCCATTATTGTATCCATTTATCAAATTCATCCCAATTGTCCAAATCGTCGCCCTTTGGCTGGCCGTAAAACATTTCCTTCTCTTTCTTTTCCTGAAAGTAAACGTAAAGCGTTGCCACGATTATAATTCCGGCAATAACAATAGTCGCCATCAATACATTTTCGCAGGTATCGCAAGCCGCAGCCTGCGTGATTCCTGATTCTATATTAGTTTTCATTTAAATAGGGGTTTTTAGTTGTTAAATAACGCCAAGTATTGTAAACCTTTAAAAATGGGTTCCCGTCGTATGTACAATAATAAGCGCCGTCCATTTGTACAAAATGCGTAACAACCCATTCGTCATCATCTTCATCCCTAACCCAAACAACTTGACCGACTTCGGGTATTATTTGCGGTCGCTCTTGGCTATAATTCCAAAGGCTATATTCGGTAAATGAAAGCAAATTTAAACCTAAGATATAAAATAGCTTTTCTTCGTTGTCAAATTTAACACCCACACTTCTATCGCTTGGGCTTATTACATTTCCCCAGCCGTGGGAAATATGAAACACTCGATCGTTTTCTTTAAAAATATTTTCCATCTTTTTTTTATTTAGCCCAAAGACTTGACATTGGTTTATTCCAAAAATCAATCCCGTAGGAAATTAATAATTTATCAATTTTATCGTTTAATTCTTTTTTATTTTCTTCCGCCATTTCGTCCAAGTGCATACCCAAAACAAAAAATTGCTCCATTGCATCGGTGGCATTCATAAACGTGTCAATGACATCGCCCCCGTCCCGTATATCGTTTAAGTTAGTCGGAAACAATATCGTCATCGCTTTTTCTAATTCGCGAAGCTGAACCTTTGAAGCTGATTTGACGGCCTGCCTATTAGCTGGGTGGCCTGACCATTCCGCATCAATAAAATTGATTAGGTTTTGGCATAGCGCAAAATACGTCAACATTTTAATGCGGTTAAACCGTTGTTTTTCTATGCTCATAATTATTCAAATGTAAAACAAAAGCGAAACTGAAAACTTAAATAAGTAATGCTACAAGTTTCGTGAGCGGTTGCACCTTTGCCAAACGTTTTGAACTGCGCTCCAATATCGATCAATTTTTGGCGCGCTATGGCGTTTGACCAACCTTGAAAATCAATTTCATTTTGACGTGTCCAAATGTTAATTACAAAAAAATCGTCAACGTTTAAACCGTTGGCGGTAAAAAATTCGTTAATAATGTGGGTGTACTTTTCCATTATTTATGGGTTTAGGTGGGTTTCCCCGTTTAAGAATAACCAAAAATAGTAAAACGTAAATTACTAAACAAATAAAATTATAAATTTATTAAAACAAAAAACCCCTCTAGCAATGCCAAAGGGGTTTCAAACACCTAAACCTATTTATCCTATTAACTATGAAAACAATTTACTTAAATAATTCACACGCCTGTTTGTACATTGAAACGAAATTTTTCATTTCTAGCGTGGTAGGCTTCACGTCTGCGCCTTTTACCCATTCATCCTGATACGCATCGGCCAACTGCTCCGGCGTTTTTACTTCGCCTTTGTGGAACCTGCCCGCAACTTTTTCGCCTATAAATATTCCCTTGCTTTGCACCCGATCACAAACAAAGTCAACGCCCGCCTCCACGCTAGTAAAAACCAAAAACCCACGTACGCGGTTTGTGTTTCCGTTTTCTTTACGGTTGCACGTACCCTGTATCATATTGTCAAACTTCGAAGGCCAGCGGCCACTATCTGACTGCGCGCCACAAAAATTCGTGCCGTTAATTACTGATTTTCCGTTGGCTGATTCGTTGCGAATTAAAACGTAAGCCGTGCGCTTAACTTCCAGCGGGTAATTAACCGCCCTGATGGCCGCAATAATAACCGACATTTCGATTTTATAAGACCGAAACGGCATAACCGGTTTTTCGGGGTAAAAATTCTTTACGCTCATAATTTGAATATTTTAAAATACGCCCAAGCCGCGTTTGAAATAAGCCCTATCACAACGGCCAAAATAAAGCGCCACACCCATTTATTTGATGCCGCCTTTGCATCTTCCCGAATTTGATCAATTTCGTTGTTTAAAACGAAGATTTCAGCATCGCGCGCGCCTATCGTTGCATTTCTAGCAACAAGCGAATCTCCTAGTATTTTTTCCTTTTGCTTATCTTTTACCGTTACTTTTACAAACGTCGGGTTGCATTTAGGAACCTTTACCGCTAAGTATTTGTCGCTCGCGTCTTTGTAGCCTAATTCGTAGGCATCCTTTAGTATTTTTGGCAACGTATCAAGGCTTACTTTGTTAGCCAAAACGTGCGCTTTAAAATTACTAAGGTATTCGGCCAGCGTTACCGAATCAATTTGGCCTGAAAAAGTTTGAACTATGCTATCGTTTGAACACGGGTATAATTCCAACTCGCGCAAGAATATTTCGTGGCGCGCCTGTGCGTCCATTAATACCACTTGTTTGGCTTTGTTTACCCGCGATTGATAGTTGCACCCTGCGAGTAAAAATAAAGCCGTCAGCGCCAAAAGAATGATGTTGTAAATAGTTTTCATTTCGAAAAGATTAAAGGGGCTTGCGCCCCCTTAAATTATTTGATTGTTGAGCCGTCTTTGGCTAAGATTAAGCCAACCGCTGCGGCGATGCCTAAGATTGACTGGCCTACTTCCGCGCTAATCCATCCAAGCGCCGTCGCTGCCGCTACACCGCCAACAATGATACCGGCTAAAGTTGTTTTCCAATTTTTCATTTTACAAATTGTTTAGTTTAATTATCGTCGGTCTTTCCGACTTTCTTTGATGCCTCCACAAATGAATTATTCTTTATTGCAAAAGTCATCAATTTCAAAAGGGGCTTAATAATGTAATGGGCAAAAGGACTATCGCGGTCTATTGCGTACATATTTTCTAAAATTGAAGTCACTTCAATAAATATGATAAAGAACAAAAGCCCATTATTTAAGTAATCCAAAAACGGCACGAATAGTGCAAAGTCTGCATCTCCCTTCATTACCATTAAATATTTCATTACCATTGATACGCATACCGCCCCGCCGTATTGCATAAATTTAATCACCGTCTTCCTGTACCCTTCCGAAGTTCGCGCTTCGTGTAAAAATGTGGCCTTTATTACCCCCGTAAAAAAATCTAAGGTAATACAAGCGCCCATCGCAACCATCAACGTGCCTGTGGGTAAAAAATTTAGTTTCACGTTAATTAGTGATAATAGTGCGACGGATAAAATACCTTTCATTTCAGAAAAGGGGAGGGGTTAAGTGAATATTATTTTTTAATTACGCGTTTAAAGCGTGGGTTTTTTTGGAAGATGTAGTCATCAATTGGCCACGGATCTACGCCCCATACGTTAACAACCGAAGCGGGAATAGGCTGATTAAAATCGGCCACAAAACCGCCTTTTTTGTCAAATAAAACGACGTAAGTGTTACAACCCGCCGTTGTATCAACACGTCTAACATCCAACGCGCGCCACGTTAACGAAATTGCCGTATCGCCTTTAGCGTTAGCAATTACAGGCAGGATTTCAATAGCTCCCGCAGGAACTAAAATAGAATCGCCTGACGCTTTAGAATATACCTTTTGACCGCTTCCGGCAAATTGCGCCTTTGCGTTAAACGCTAACAAGGCAAGTAAAATAAATAATACTTTTTTCATTATTTTTTTGTTTGTTTTAATGTTGTCGAATCAATTTTGGCGTTTATTTGAATGCTTTTTTGTAGCGAATCAAGTGATTTTATCACAAATACGGCTTGATTGTGAGGCAGGTTTGACTGGTCTACAATGGCCTTTATTTGGTTCATTGATTGCCAGTGGTATTGAATTTCCGGCTCCGTAAATTTAACAATTACAAATTTTTCAGCCGTGAAAGCTAATAAAGCAAAAAGGGAAACGATTAAAAATGCTTTTTTCATTTTGGATTATTGTTTGATTTGTGCTTCTAAGTTAGTTATTTTTTGATTAAGTTCTTTTATTGCTTCAACTAATAAAGCCGCCCAGGCTGATCCTGAATTTTCAAGCGTTAATAAATTTTCTATTTTTAAATTTCCTTTTTCAAATTTTCTATCACTATGAGTAACAAAATCTTTTAAATATGGTTCTACTTCTTGGGCAATAAATCCGTATCTTAAAATATTATCTTCATCTAGCATATTATATTTTTTGCCATTTAAAGACAATACTACATTTAAGGCATTTTCGATTTTTTGAACATTATTTTTTATTCTAGCGTCCGAATTGTTATCAATTCTTTGGGTTCCCGCATAAACGGCATTCCCTACTTTATTAAGATATAAAGCGGTAGCATTCCAAGTTTGAATCCACCCGTAACTCCCACTTAAATGACCTATTGATATTTTATCCAAAAAACCATTATTAACATCTTGACTACCATTAATTGCTAGTGTTCCTCCTCCAGTAATTCGAACGCGTTCAATTGCCGCAGAATTATTAGCTATTCCATTAGTAAAAAACCTAATATTACTACTTCCGTTTGTTCCATCAGGAGACCCAATAGAAACAATGTCAAAATATCTTGGATAAGTTCCAGCCCCATCAGAATTACTAGCATAATATCCATTAAAGAAATTTTGCCCATCTACTCCGTTTGTAGCAGCATAAGATGTTGTAGGATTTGCCCCGTTACTTATTTGATTTTTAATAGATAATTGCCCAGTTGGCGCAGTTGTTCCAATACCTACATTTCCCGTATATTGAATATTAAATCTTTGGTTTCCTGTTGTTCCATCTCTAAAATACAAGGAACCATCATTTGAAGAATAAATTTGATATTTTCTTCCTGATGCTGCTAAAGATGTTAAAGCCAAAACGCCAACATTCGGGTTTGATATTTCTAAAGCTACTTCAGTTCCTGAAATTCCGCCCGCTGGCGCCGTCGTTCCGATGCCTACGTTGCCAGAGGAAGTGATTCGCATACGTTCGGATAAACTACCAGCTCCAGCAGTACCGCTATAAAAAGATAATTCACTACCGGCTAATAAAAACTCTCTGAAGCCATCTGCTACACTATAATTAGCAACATTTAAAATGTTTGTTCCTCCTGATATTACTCTTAAATTAGAGCCAGTTCCAGCATTTACAAATAAACTCGTTGCCGTTACACTACTCGAAAACGTGGCTGCGCCTGTGGAGGTAGCGATAGTCATAGCAGTGCCTAATCCAGCTAAGTCCAATAAAATACTTCCTGAAGGAGAATACCATCCACCTGCATAAGCATTATTATCTCTTCGGAATATACTAAACCCTGAATTTGTGCCTATTGCTGAAAATCCATTTGCAGTTACTCTATCACTAAACCTTCCCGTACCATTAACATCAAGTTTGAAGCCTGCGTCTGTATTACTTCCTATGCTTAAGTTTCCGCTAGGATTTATTTTCATAGCGACTGAAGACAATGCGTAACTATACCAGTTCATTGACAAATCATTTGCTGCCGTATATTGCTCCCATTTATTGCCATTAATAGCAAAAAATATTCCAGCTTCGTTTCCTCCTGTATTTGCCGCAGTTAAGTTTAAATATCCGTGAGTAGAACTTCCTGCAAAAAGTTGAGAAGCAGTTAAATTGTTTGAAAAATAACCCGTACCGACTACGTTCAAATTATAAGACGAAGAACTAAAAGTTCCTATGCCGACTTTTCCCGAAATGTAAGTATTTCCAGCGTTGTCAGAAATAAAATACCCGCCGTTTGAAGTGCTACCCTGAAACATATTTCCCGTACCGGAAGTAACTGCGGCGTAAACACCACCGGCACCACCTGAACCGCTACCTAAAATCGCAAACCCGCTGGCGTTTGTTGAAAACGAAACCAATTTATTCGGCGATGTAACTGAATTACCAATTGAAACGGTATTACCGTTGTCATAAATTTGGCTATTTGTTACGCTTTGCGTTCCATTAAATAAAGGAACCTGTCCGCTTGTACCGGAACCCGAAACAAAGCCCGTCAATCCGCTTGTTAAAGCAATAGTTCCACTTGCATCAGGTAAAGTATAAACGCGAGTCGTTCCACTTGTCAAACTTGCCAGTGAAAATTCAAATGTTCTTACGTTACCTGTAATCCAATCGTTAAACCCTACTTTGCCGTCTTCGGCATATAAATTTGTGTATCCATTACCTTGGACTGCTCTGCTAGTTCCTTTGAATAAACTTAATACACCGGCCTGATTTGTGCCTGAACCGTTTAAAACGGCATAACCACCTGTGTACATATTTGTGCCTATATTTACGCCTTGGGTTGCACCCGTGTAAGGTACATAAGTAGAAGACGCCGAGCTTGTTGTTAAATATGTGCTATTATCATAGCTTATTGTCGTTCCGCTGGCCTTTACAAAACCGGTGCCGTTTAATTGTGGCTGACCGCCTAAGCCTGCAAGCGTGTAAGTTGGCACATTTAGCGTATTTGAAATGAATGTAGCCGATCCGCTTGACCCCGTTGTTGTTAAGGTAATTGCGTTTTGTTTGCCGTTAAATGTAGTCCAATCCGTAGAACTTAAATAACCGTTTGCCGAACTTGTCGCCGCAGGAATTGAAACCGTATTTACTGAACGCGAAAGAGGCGCGCTAAACGTTAATGGTTGCTCGGGCGTATAGCCTAAAACCGTTGCAATGCTTTTATTTTTCCAAAGACTTGTCAATGATTCGTAAAACAAACCGTCATTATTTGATGGCGTTTGTGCGGCCACATTATGAAGCTCGTCTAATTCGTATCCGTTTTGAATTTTTACGCCTATAATTCCCTGCGTAGGGTGTGCGCGTAATACAATACCCACATAAACTAAATGGGCTGGGGCGTATTGTTTTGTCGTTGTATAGGTTCCCGCCGTTGTTGATGATAAATATAACTGGGCGCCTTCCGTTAACCCGTTTGTGTTTAAATTATTAATATTACCAATTACAACAATATACCCGTCCGCATTATTTGCAATATCGACCTGAACTGCCCCGTAAGTTTGTGCCGATGTGGCGTCGCTTGTCGCTAGTGCTTTGGCAATTGTTGGTTTGTTTCCTGTTGCGCCATCGATGTAAACAATTGTGCCGGCCGTCATTGTTGCGCCCGATTGGTTTCTGACTAACTTAATTAAATTGTCAGACGAAAGCATAGTAGGAAACGTTTGTAGCGATCCCGAACCGTCGATGTATTGCGTCGAATTACCTGCCGCGCCTAGCGCCAAAGTTCCCGAAGTTGTAACGGGCGAACCTGTAACGGTAAACGCTGAGGGTGCGGTTAGAGCTACGCTTGTAACGGTTCCCGTATTTGATGTATAACCGTTAGGGTTTGAAGCGGGGTAATAAGTCGTATTATCGTAGCTTGTTGTCGTTCCTGATTGCTTAACAAAGCCCGTCCCATTTAAAGCCGTTTGTTTTGAATTAAAAACCGTCCAATCGGTAGCGCTTAAATACCCATTCGTCGAACCGCTTGACTGAGAAATAGAAACAACGCCCGAAGTCACGCTTATGGGGCTAGTTCCGCTTATTGCTGCCCTTGCGCGCGCATCTGTGTAATAAAGGTTTCCTGATTCGGGAACTGCCGCCGTGTTTAATGTAGCTAGCGAACCATCGCCCCGAATGTATTGCGTAATTGAACCGGCACTGGTAACAATAAACGAGCCGTTGTTTGTAATAGGCGAACCCGAAACGCTAAAAGCCGAAGGCATAGTAAGCCCAACCGAAGAAACCGTCCCCGTGCCTACTTTTTTGTGATAGCCTTTATATTTGTAATATAAACCCGCGTCTTTTGGGTTTATATAAATAAGCGAAGAATCCGCAGAACCCGCGAAATACGTTGAATCTTTTGTCGGAATACCAAGCCCTGAAGCGAAGCGTTGTTTACCAAAAATAGGCGTCCAGCTTTGCGCTTTAGCCCCGAATGATAGTGCAAAAATTACAAGAAATAAAAATATCTTTTTCATTAGGCCGTGATAATTTTCGAATATAAAATAAATAACGTCATCCCTTGGTCGCAGGTATTGCCGTTTAATAATGTAAGAACGCCCGTCGCTTTATTCCAGCTATAATCGGCCGCAACCATCGGTTTAGTTTCCTTTTCAATTTGAACAATGTCAACGCCTACCAATGTGTTTCCGTTAATATCAAGCGGTGTAATTACCGTCGCGTTGTCTACGTTGCTAGTAAATGAAGTCCCCAAAGTAATAGCATAAGCGCCACCGCCTCCGCCACCGCTTCCGCCGGTTGGGGTTGGGTTAGGCTGAATGATTTGCCCGCCTTGGATTGTTTCCACAAAGAAAACGCTGCCAAGAGTAGAAGAAGAAGTCGCATAATTTATACCACTTGCGGCAAAGGCCGAATTTAATTGCTGATTGACTACCAGCGTTTCATCCCAAACAAATTTTTGACCGCTTAAAACATCGACGTTAAGGCCGGCGATTGCGTTGTCTTGCATTAATTTGTATAAAAAATCTAGCGAACCGTACGTTTGCAAACATACGTCGTAAATGCTTTGTCCTGCTATTGCGGTGTAGTTCGTCATACTGTGGCATTTGGATTTATGGTCATTTGGCCGGCTGCGTTTACCGAAACTTCAGGGTTTGCCACTTGATAACCGTCGGCCGTAAGTTGTATCATAATTTGACGTTTCAGCGCCTGCTCTTGGCCGGCTGAATTCAAATATTGAAAAATGCCGATTCCGTCTTGCGGGTATTGTTTCCACCACCCCGCGAAAGCGTTTATCGTATCAGCGATGTGCTGGGTATCTGATTCCATTATGGCCAAATCCCCGTTTTGGATTAATAAATCGTTTCCGTAAAGGGCTAAATCTTGGTTTGCCATTAGTGCGTTATCTTCGTATCTTCAATATCGCCCCGAACCGTTGGCGTAAGCGTTCCAGTTACTGGGCTAGTCGTTGGCGCTGCCGTACCCGTTCCGCTTGTAAGCGTTAAAATATGGGTGTGGGTATTAAACGCCGAAAGCAAGGCGTTAACCTTGTTCTCTAAATTGTTTATCTTCGTCGTCAAGTCAATTATTTTGACTAAACCACCAAGCGAACCGTCGTTAAATTGGGTGATGCCATCTTTTACAGATAGCTTTGTGTTTGCTATTTCTAGCAAAATACCCAAATTATCCATTTCAAAGGAAACATTGTTATCCCCTACAATTAAAACGGCTTTTTCAATTGCACTAAATAAAGAAATAAAAGGCTTGTTAAACGTCGTGTAAGTTACAATAACCGTGCTATCGATGACAGGAACTAAAAGCAAGCCGTCATCGACTGACGCCATAAGCTGAACGCCTTCGATGGTCATTTCGCCTTGACTGCTTAGTGTGGTTACATTGCACGTCCTAGCCGCCAAATCAACGCTATCCACCGTCGCCGAATAAATAGCAATTTTGTCCGCTAATTGCGTTCCGGTAATTCGCTGAATTGATTCGACAATTGCCCTTTCTACGCTCATACTATTTGGTTTCCTTTTTCGTCAATTCGAAATATTAAATAATCAAGTTCTATTTCTTGGCGGAGGCCATTAACGCCGCCCGTATATTTTACGGATTTGACTACATAGCGCCCATTTCTCTCGGGTAATATCGGGTCAATTACGTTTATGTAATTAGCAACCTGAACAAATGGAAAACCAAAAGTCACAAATTTACCGCGAAGGCCAGTGTAATAGTATTTCCGTAATTCGTTTTCTCCTTTTGTAATAAGTTCTTTAATAGTTTTTGTGCCGTAGCAATTTAATGTTCTACGTTCGCCACCGGAGTTCGGAGGTAATGGCTGATCCCTCGTTCCAACGGTGACGCGCGCAGTATCGTTACCGTTCTCAAATGTTATGAGAACTTCTAGGCGTTTAGTTTTTGTTTTGGCAAACCCGTCTTTTGTTGTTTTACCCGTTGGGACTTCGATTGTGCTAGTCGCCACCGCAGACAAAGTAAGGTCATCCTTACGCTTATATTCCAAATCATCGCTAATAATATTCCCTTGAAATTTAAAAAAGGGAAACGTTGTTCTTGTTTTGCCATCGGGTAAAATTAGCGCGTCTTGTGGTAAATAACGGAATGAACCGCAGCGAAGCTCGTCGCCCTTAAAATATGCTTCAAAATGAAAATCTTTTCGTAACCGCGCTAAAACTTCGGCGATGGTTTCGTTTTTAGTTGCAAAATTGCCTAAACTTGTTGATGTGGTTTTATTAACCGTAAACAAAAGTCCCGCATTTTTAAGCATTTCCGCAAGCATTGTTTCAACGGTATATTTATTACCCGAAAAAAAGCCATTATTCCCGCCTACGGCTTGCGCCTTTTTAAGCAGGTACATATTATCCTCAACCTTTAAAACAAACGGCTTTTTGGATGAAACTTCGCTTATAAAACCTTCGTAAATTACCGCAGTTGGCGCTATTTCATTTCCGCGTTTGTCATAATAAGCGTAACCCCATTCTATCTTGATTTTATCCCCTTTTAAAAAAAACGGGTTTGGGTTATCAAAGCCACCGATATTTTGGTTTGTGCCACCTAGCGAAAATTTATTTCCGTCCTTATCCTTTATAAAAATGTTTTTCGGTAGCGTTATACTTCCGTCATCCGTTAACGAATCCCACGTCGTCAGTATATCGAATTCGTGGCAAAAATCATACACAAGAACGCCTTTACGGGTTGCATTTGCTGCCGTAGGTTGTTGCGTGAATGTTATTTTAGTGAGAACCCTATACAAAGCCTTTTATTTTAAGAATACAAAATTTCTACCGGTGCATCGCTAATCGCATTAATCGAAAAGTCTTGTTTTGAATACCCGCCCGCCACTTGTGGCAAAGTGTAATCACCTATCACAATATTAAAAACCCCTAAATTGTTTAAGAAATCAGAAACAACCGGAACCGGAACCGGCGCATCTAAAACGGCTTTTAATTGTAAGACTACCGATTTAGGGTAAACGCGGTTTTCGCCAACTATAATACCATTAATTGAAACCTGATAGTCATCCATTCCGATATATTCTTTAACGGTTCCGTCGCGGCCTTGAATTTCGGTTTTAATGATTTTCTTGGCCTGTGTAACCGTGCAAAGAATTGTTTCAAACTTTACGTTTGGTGTTCTTAATGTTTTGCCCGAAACGAAATCTTTATAAGTTACGCTTTCGAAGGCCAAATCAATCACGACTGGGGTACCAAGCGCACTCTTGTAAAGTTCAGGATCGGGCGATGCCGCTTGATTAATTTTATCGCTAAATTGTGGCGCGTTTGGCACCGGCAAAGTTCTATTAACTAGCCTTTCGCTTAACCCGCTTACCGCTTGCGCTAAAGTAATCGTTCTAATATCTTGGACGTTGTATTCTCGTAATAATTGTGTTACAGGAACGCCTTTTATTACCAAATCATCCGGTCTAATTGGTTTAATATCCATTATTGTCCTGAAATTAATTGTGCATCATTAGTCGCCGCCATCAACGTTTCTGCGATTATTTCGCGCAGCTTACCCGCCCCCTCTTTCATATTCACGGTGTTAATACTTAGTTCTTTGACTAAATCCTGAATCTTAATATTTATCGTTACCGCTTTTTGTCCCTTTGCGCCTTTTGTTTCTGATGGCAGGGTAGGAGCGTTTGCGCCTGCACCTTTGCCACCTTTTGGCGAAACATTAGTAGGCGCTTTTATTGTTGCTTTTCCTTTTTGAAAGTCAGCGATTCCAGCTTCATATCCTTCCTGTGCCGCGCGTCCTATACGTTCGCCAGCGCCTCGCACCGCTTCGATGGTTTGCGCCGCGCCTTCGGTAACCATTGCGGGGTTAAATGTAATTGCGCCGACAATCGTTTTACCTACACCGACAAAAATATTTGCTACCGTGCGGCCAAATTCTTTTAATACTTCCCAAGTCGCCCACACAATACCCCTAAACTTTTCGAAATGGTTGTAAGCGTAAACGATGCCAGCGACTAGGGCGCCTATGCCGACAACAATTAACCCAATCGGGTTTGCCATCATAACCGCATTAAGCGCATATTGCGCCGCAGCAAGTAATTTTGTAGCAATTGAAGCCGTATCGTATGCCGTCCCCAACACATACATAGCCGCAATTTGACCGTAAGTAATTACGGTTTGCGTGGCCTGTATTGCCATTGTAGTCAATAAATAACCTTTGTATAAACCGAATGAAACCGCGGCGCCTGTGGCTAAAGCCTTAACCGCATCGCCATTTCTTACAAGCCAGTCCCAGCCTTCGGATAATGATTTTATTAAGCCTTGAAGCGAAGAAATACTTGAATCAATAGCCGGTTTTAAATCATCAAACATTTTTACCGATAATTGAAAAATCCCATCGCCTAAATTGGAAATTTGAACGCTAGTATTTTTCTGCATATTTTCAAGGCCATTGTAATAAATTCCTCCTTCATCGTGCGCCTTCTTTAATGCCATTGTAAGCATATCATAAGAAACGCCCATTTCGCGAATTTTTGCAATAGGTTGGCCTGTTGCATCCGAAAGAACCTTGTAAATATTTACACCGGCATAAGCGAACTGGCGAATATCCATAGCCGTGGCCTTGCCTGCGTTTTTGATTTGCTGCAAGTTAACGACCATACGGTTTAATTCGTCATTCCCGCCCCCTGTGGCCGCGATTGCGTTGGCAAGGTTAAGAACATCAACGCGGGCTTTATCTGATTCGACACCGGCCGAAATAATGGCCTTATTTGCCTGCAATAAACTTTCAAATGAGAAAGGCGTTTCAAGCGCATCTTTCATCGTGTTTGCGATGACTTCCTGCGCCTCCGCGCTATCTTTTAACAAAGTAGTCAAACCCGTTGCCGCGTTTTCTACTTTCATTCCCGCATCTAGCATACTACGGCCAAAGGCCACAACGCCAGCGATACCAAAAGTAACACCCAAGGCGGCGCCCAACGACATCGCCGAACTTTGCGCGCGGTTCATCGATGATTCAAATTTATTTACCGCATTGTTTGCCGTATTTAATTTGTTCGTAAATAAATCCTTAATGCTTAATTCGTAGACGACTTGTTGTGACATTTTTAATCAAATTTAACTTGATACGCCAAGGACATAAAATACTTTACTTGAAACCAAGCCCGATAAAATTCTTCGTCGGTCATTAGGTCAGGGTCAGTATGCAAAACGCATCGGATAAGAGCACTAATTTTGCTTTCGTCCGACGCGTCTTCATCAATCCTATAACGGTCAATTATTTTTTTTTATCAGCCACATTGACTGAAACCTTAATTAACTCGTAAACCGCCATCACGGCGCCTAGGTAATATTTGTCGTCTTCCGATCGTTCCGAATAAATTCTTGCGTCGCTATATTCTTTCAAAAGAATAACGTCTAGCATTTCGCCCGATGCGGAATACATACCTACAAGGCTTTTGTCCATTACGGCCATTTTAACCGCCCTGCTAGGTTCTTTTACGAAACCGACTACCGGTTCGTCTTCATCCGGCGCAGTAAATACCAAGGGATGAACCTTGGTATTTAATTGCGTCGATAATTCTAGGGCTTTGGCTTGCGCCGCTGCCTTTACTTCTTCAATTTTTTCAGCCATTATTTTAATTTTTAATTGTGTTGAATCAAACCAACTACTAAATCCAGCTTTACGATGAATTTAGAATCGCCTTGCTTTGCCTCAAACGGGTCATTCATAAACTCACAAGCCTTTAACGTATCTTGTGCGAATTGAACTGAACTACCGCCAAATAAAACCTGAATTTCAAAAGGTTTAATTGATAACGGGTCTTTGTTTGGTGCTGCGGCGATAATACGCTGCCATTCATCACGATAAATCGAAATGCTGGCCTCGTTTTCTACATTACCATAACCACGGCTTACCGGATCAACGCCCACTCCGTAGTTATTCTCTTTTGTTTGTTTACGGCTATAAGAGATTTCAGTAATACCATTCACAACAACGCCAAACAAATTAAGTTTGACGTTGCTCCAAGAATAGTTTACGCCGTTAATTAATGGTGTAACTGGCATTTTTTTTTCGTTTAAACGGATACAGAGTAACCGATATTTACTTGAATATTACGTCCTGTCGCTACTTGAACAAGGTTAACCGAAATCACCAAAATCCCAGTGCTCAAAATGTTTTGAGTTGAGTTGATAACTACCTGCTCACCGCTCAATTCCGCGTCGCGAATCATTTGGATTAACGGTTCTTCCGCTAAACCTGTGAAGTACGCAATCGCTTCATCGCTAATAGTTCCGTCAGCATTCAAAACAATCGGGCTATTTAAAGCCGGCGCTAGGTTGGTATAAATACCGCGTGTCGCCTTTTGAATTGTTCTATTGTCTGCAATATAAGCATAATCGCTAGACACCGCAATACTTGAACTATTTTCATTGAAATAACTTCCGGCAACGCCTACAAATTTGCGAAGGAAAATGTAACGCTTATCTTGTAATGAAGTCAACAAACCATCGGTTACCGATGGATTTGAGAACGCCACACCATTAGCAAACGCTAACACGTCACACTCAACGC